AAAAAACAAATTTTAGGTAAGGGTAATGCAGGGAAACCAGACATTAAAAATTTTGCGGTAGAGAAGTGGGGAGATATTTTCCCCGAACAAGATTATGCTGACGCTGCGTGTATCGCACTGTGGGCTAAAAGGCAAGGAGAAGTCAATGGCGGATAAACCTGTAACTTTTTACATGAATACGAAGGCGGTTCCGGAGGCCCCCGTGTATGAGGATAAGTTCCCAGAAGGAACCACGTTAGAAGATTTAAAGCAAGAACACGGGGTTGTAGTGTGGTGTAAGTATTTAGCGTGTATAAATAATAAACAATTTAAAGATACCCAAAGAACTACGGGGGCATTACGAAAGAACAGTAGCTATAAACCTATTGGTGTAAAAGACAATGTTTGGGAAGGGGTTTGCACAAGAGATGAAATTGGAGTGGGGTTTCAAGAATTTTTTTCTAATGGGGCTAAATTTAAAGTACCTATGTGTTTCAATGCGGCTACTAATAAGACAGGCTACATGGATTTTAGTAAAATGTTACAATCAAACGGTACGCCATATGGAGGCAATATTGATTCTCAATCTCCAGAGCATGGAACTGAAGCGTTTGGAGTACACTAATGCCTAGAATAATATCACCGGAAGTTCGATTAGAAGCTATGGGTTTGTATGTTTCTGGGGAGCATTCAGCGAAACAGATTACCCAAAAACTTTCAGATAAGTTTGGGGTATCCCTTACTATCTCCACAATTTACGCATGGTCAAAAAAATTCAATTGGGATGAGAAACGTTTGGAAGTGCAGAGTGTGGGATCGAATGCAATAATGGAAACGGAAAGTCAACGCTTTGCGAGATTGAACGCAGATCATTTAGATATTTATGGAAAAATTAGAGAGAAAGCAGAAGATGATTTAGAGGGATTAGAGTTTCACGACGCAGGAACTGCCGCTAGAACAATTGATATGAGTATCCAAGGGGAACGTGAAACTATGAAGGGATTGATTAATATTCAATTTGTTCAAGATGTCTTAAATGTTTTAGTTGAGGAAATTTCTGACGCTGAACTTATTGGGCGTATAGCCGCACGGTTCCAAGGTATTATTCAGCAAGAGGGAGCCGCTAAATAATGGCGTTCCCCAGCACAAAACGTGAAGATATAACAGTTTTAGATGCGTTACAAAAATTATCGGAAGGGCTGACAGGGACACAAAAAGCTGACGTTGGAAGCTTTAGAGACTTTGTACGAAATGTTTGGTCACTAAGTTATGATCGACCGGAGTTATTTAATGCGTGGCACGTAGATATAATTACAGATGACATAGAACGTGCAATTGCAGAAAATAAAAACTATGTTGCTATCCTTCCACGGTTTCATTTTAAAAGTACTTTGTTGGGACACGCCTTCAGTGTGTGGCGATTGCTGAAAGCTAAACGAGATACCTCTATTTTATATCTTTCATATAGTGACACTATGGCACGGTATCATATTTCTGAAATAAATAAGACAGTACAACGCAACCCGATTTTAATGGATTGGTTGAAAGCAAAAAATACTCGTGCGGAATTTCAGTTTAGGTACACTCTCAACAATAAACCAGTTGAAATTTTACATGGTGGATTGTTCTCGTTTAAAAGAGGGATGCACGTTAATGGGGCGTTGATCGCTGATGACATCCTTAGAGACCCAGAAAATCCGTTACAACTGGGTGAGATGAATAAAATTGAAGATCACTTTATGACAGAGACGATGTTCATACCAAATAGAAATACCCCTGTTATAGTACTTGGAACGCCGATGTTACCAGATGATATTCTGGCTAAGTTACAAAGAGACCCACGGTTTATTTCACGAGTGTTACCTGCGCTTGACCCTACCCCTACAAGGCGGGTTCTTATGCCCGAACTGTATTCGGAAGATTGGTTGTTGGCGCAACAATCGGCTCGCCCAAAATCCTTTGCCTCAGAGTTTCTTCTTCAACCCTCCTTTCAAACAGAGTCTTACTTTAATCGGGAGGACATTTCTAAGTGTGAGGATTCTAGTCTACGGATATTTAGTCCACATAAGAAGTATGAAAAGCGTCCCAATGAACAACTCTTCGCAGGATTTGACGTAGGGAAAAAACGGCACCCTTCTCATCTTGTCATTTTCAGTAGGGAAGGGGATGTGCTGAAGCAGATTAATCAGACATGGTTAGACGGTTGGAATTATACCGATCAAATAGAGTTTTTAAACGAAGTTGCACGAAACTTTCAGTTGGAAAAAGGGTATATTGATAATACGAGAGGAGAATTAGAAGACCGTGGGTTAGAACAAGTTTGGCACCCGATGGCGTTTTCTGCTAAGAGTAAACACACCATGGCGCAAATTTTAGAGAAACTAGTTCATGGTGGTAATTTTAAACTTTTAAAAGACGAGAGACAAACACAGCAAATTATTTCTGTCAATAATGATCTGAAAGCCCCCGTTACCCCGATGGGACATGGGGATGCTTTCTTTTCCATTGCGATGGCAGCGCAAGCTGCGTGGGAAACGACTGTGTTTAAATACGAAACTTTAGGGAGTACCTCTGATTGGATTGAGGCTGTGGCTCCGGGTGAAACTCCCGAAGGTAGAGCCGAAGGAAGCGATGATGCGTTGGGTAAAGACCTTGCAGAACGTATGAATGTTATGCTATCCTATAAGAGTGATCAGGAAGACAGTAAAGAACATATCAACCCCGGTTGTTCCGAAGGGGTCTGTCAGCCAAGTTTTTGGGTAATGGAACGAAAATTATGTTTATACTGTGGATTCAGAGGGTAGGAGAAATAAATGACAACAACCATGACACTAACACACACCATCGGAACTATACCTATTACCCTGAGTTCACAAGCTGAAGTAGTCGCCAAGAAAAGATATTTTTTAAAGGACGATTCTAATGAAGTAGTGGAAGATGCCCCTGCGATGTTTCGTCGAGTTGCAAATGCGGTTGCCGCTGTTGAAAAGGAATACGGTAAATTAGAGATTGATAGTCAACTTACATCTAATGAGTTTTATACCATTATGTCTAATTTAGATTTTCTCCCAAACTCCCCTACCCTAATGAATGCGGGGACTAACCAAGGAACTTTATCTGCGTGTTTCGTTCTACCTCTCGAAGATAGTATGGAAGGAATAATGAAAGCTGCACATGATACGGCAATGGTTCAGAAATTTGGGGGTGGTACGGGATTTGCTTTATCTAACCTACGTCCCAAAGGAGACCGGATTAAAACTACACATGGTATTTCGTGTGGGCCTATAGAAGTTCTTAAAACACTATCACGAGTATCGTCTATGATTACTCAGGGGGGTAAACGTGATGGTGCGAACATGGCGGTTATGGACATTCACCACCCCGATATCTTAGAATTTATTTCTTGTAAATCTGTTGAGGGGGATATTCATAACTTTAATATTTCTGTAGGGGTTACAAATGATTTTATGAAAGCGGTTAGAGCGGGAATGAATTACCCTCTAATCAATCCTAGAAATAATGAAGTTGTGGGAGAATTAGCTGCCCGTGAAGTTTTCAGTAAAATTGTCGATGGGGCGTGGAAAAATGGTGAACCGGGCATGATTTTCCTTGACACCGTTAATCGTGATAACCATGTTATGGAAGAATATGGTCGTATGATTGCCACCAATCCGTGTGGCGAGCAACCCCTATTAGGAAATGAATCTTGTAATTTAGGTTCAATTAATGTAGCTAATTTCTTTAAGGCTACAGCTTTTACTAAATCATCGGAGCCATCATTAAACTGGAAAGATAATATTGATTGGTCAGAGTTAGGTAAAGTAGTTAAAATTGCTACACGCTTTTTAGATAATGTTATTGACGCAAACTATTACGCAACGCCTGAAATAGAAACTATGACTAAAGCCACCCGAAAAATTGGGCTTGGAGTTATGGGGTTCGCTGACTTACTTACCCAACTGCGTATAGGTTATGATACAGATTCCGGTCGTCAAGTGGGTGGAACTCTTATGGGGTTCATCCAAGACGTTGCTGATGATGCATCTCGTAGTTTAGCGGAGGAACGAGGCGTTTTTCCTGCATGGCGTAACAGTGATTATTCTTCTCAAGACGAGAAATTTAGAAATTCTTGCCGCTTAACGGTTGCTCCGACAGGAACTATTTCTATGCTTGCGGATACCTCAAGTGGGATGGAGCCAACCTTTGCGCTTGCTTGGCGTAAGATGAACATCCTAGAAGGGGAAACTTTATACTACGTTAATAAATATTTTGAGACAGATGCCAAACTATATGGTTTTTATTCAGATGGATTAATGGACTACATTTCAAATGGGGGGTCTATAAAAAATCGTTCCGATGTTCCAGAGTGGGCTAAGGAAGTTTATGTTACTGCGGGAGATATTTCTCCAGAGGCACATGTTAAAATGCAAGCAGCTTTCCAAGATTCTTGCGATTCTGGTATATCTAAAACGATAAACTTTGCGAATGACGCAACCATTGAAGATGTATCTACTGCGTATATGACAGCATGGGAGAATAATTGTAAAGGTATTACGGTGTATAGATCGGGGAGCCGTGAGAAAGAAGTACTAGTAAAAGCGGACTCCCCTGAACAAGGTGTATTAGAAGGATTTGACGTAGATTACGCATCGTTACAGATAGCAAATAATGAACCTTGTTGTGATAATGTATATCTAATAGAAGAAGGTGGGTGCGTAACGTGTAAATCTTGTGGTTGGAGTAAATGTCACATAGCGTAAATTTTAGTTTTTGTAGTATAATAGTTAAGCTAAGTAAGGAGAACAGTAATGACATTAGGTAATATTCTTAGAGAACGTGATGAGCAATACATTGCTAATAGGGATGAGTCTGGAACGTGGCGTATCTTAGATTCGTGGAATGATTCACTAAAAACAATTAATCCTGAAGATGATATTGAGGACGCAAATGAAGCGGTAATTATTTTATCTGAAGGCGCTTTTATTTCGTTGATGAAAGAAGCGGGGCGTTTAGGAATCTTAGATAACGTAACAGATTCAAGTGGGCGATCTAGTGAAGAAATAGATCACGTTGTTACTGAATACAGTGCAGCGCAGGAAAAGGTAAGATCGTTAGAATTAAAAGTATCAGAACAGAACGATGAGTTAGCACAGTTACGTGTACACAGTAATCGTTCACAGGATTACTTCATAAAAGAAAAGGCTATGGACGCAGTTATAAAACTGGCTGCTATGGATACCATAGCTTCTAGTAATCTAAATGAATTACCCAAGGACTAAGTTATGAAACTATCTGAATATATGCCTGAAATGCCCGGAATGGCGCAGCAAATGATAGATATGAATGAGGGTTTGAACATCATTCAATTGATGAAACAACAGGGCGATACAGGCTCTGCTCCATCTATCGGTCTTGACCACATTGTTAATACATGGGTTCGCCATCAGATGGCATACAGGCAACAGCTTGTTCAAGATTTACAAACTATATCATTCTCTGTGGCGGAAATTAGAACTGCGTTAGGGCATATTACTGGTGAAGTGTTTAGACGGGGGATGGAAATTCACCCCACCAAAAAAGATGCTGATCGAGAACAATTAGAAGTTTTTAATGAGTTTCTAACTGACTCCAATATATTTGATCAAAGCCTTGAAGCGGTTCTACGCCAATTTCATAATGATATAAATACGGTTGATGACGGCTTTTTGTATCTGATGAAAGAATATTATGATGATGGACACGGCATTCGATCTAAAGTTAAAGAAATCCGTAGGCTAAATCCTGCCCTTGTAGAATTTGATTTAGATCAAGCGGGACTTCCGAAGAATGCTCACTGGGTTTGCCCATTAGATCGCAGTGACGTTGAGGAAGTGCCGGGGAAATCTAAGAAAGGGTATGATCGAGTTCCTGCGATGTATAAATATTACCACAGGAATCAACATATTTATCTACGAGATACTGAAATTATACATGTCTCTAAGTTTTCACCGTCTGAAACTTATGGATGGTCACCTATCCTAACAGTATTCGAGAAATGTCTAACTCTTATTGGTATGGATAAAAACTTATATAGGTATTTCTTTGAACGTAAGATGCCAGCTTCTATGCTTATGGTTACTACTGACGATGCGGAAAGCTTACGTAAGGAACGAGAACACATTGCAGCACAAACTAGGCTAGACCCGAACTACATTCCTATGGTTGCGGTTTCCAGTCGGAACCAACGTGGTAGAGTAGACCTTGTAAGATTGTTCCATACGCTACAAGAGATGGATTACCTTCCAGTCAAGGAAGAGATTCGTGAGCGTGTTGGCGCAGTATGGGGCGTAACTCCTGCGTGGCAGGGCGCACCAGAAGCTTTCGGTGGTCTATCCACTCAAACACAACAGTTAGTGGTTATGAGCCGTGTAGTTGAATCCGATCAAAGATTATTCCATGAAAAGGTATTCCCTAAGCTACTAAAAGCATTTGGTATCACAGATTTTGAGTTAGTCTTACCAACACCTGAAGAAAAAGCGGAAGCTACTCGTATCAGTTTCGCACAGCAACGAGTTGGTATTGCGAGTCAATTCGCCCAACTTGGGTTTGAGATAAAACTAAAAGAAGAAGATGTTGATATTACTGAGGCGGAATTTGTGGTTAGTGGTGATATGGCGCAAACGGTACAAATGCAAGCACAGGGTCAGGCGTTGCAACTTCAACAACAAATGCAGCAGCAAGAACAGATGGAGCAACAAATGGCAGAGGGGGGCGCTCCTGAAGAAGGCGGTGGCGAAGAAGGCGGTGGCGAAGAAGGCGCTATCCAAGCGATGGAAAAATCTATCCCCGCTTCAGAACGGAAATTTAAAGGACGTACAGGGGGTAGAACTCCAGACCATTCTGACAAAACCCCTCTTGAAGAACGTGATATAGATGAGTGGGCAGATGCAAGAAACAAAAAAGCAGAGAATCGAGCTTGGGGATTAGAACTTAACAAAACATGGATTCAAAATTTGAATGAACAGGGCTTCGTCGCTCCTACTATTAGAGAAGTATCTCCTGATGGTTCGCAAATGTGGTTCATTGAAAAGGGTGTAGACTATATAGCGGACTTATCTTCTAATGGTTTAGGTGAGATAAAGAAGGCAACATTCATAGTTCCTTTCCCGAATCAATCCCCAACTAATCCAACAGTAAGTTATGATCCGTCAGGGTCTAATAAACGTAAAGACCCCAACGATGATGTAGATGACGACAATGAGGACGATAGCTAATGCCCATTCGTCAACGAGGAGAGAAATGGTACTGGGGTAGACAAGGCCCATTTGATTCTCGTAAGCAAGCTGAAGAAGTTGCACAAGCCGCTCATTCGTCTGGTTATGTAAAAAAAGAAGATGGGGGTGGTAGTGGTTTCGGAGGTGATGCTGGCGCAGGAACTGTTTTCACATCCACAAACTCAGGAATTTTTTCCCCCACATTCGGCGGGTCAAGTGCTAAACGCCGTACCACTGTACGCGAGAATAAGAAAAAGCAAGGTAAAAAGAAAAGTGGGGTTGAAAAATTAGGGCAATGGCTTACTGATTATTCCCCAGAACGTAAGAGTATCTCGAAGGGAACACCAACAGATTTTGCGGTAGACGTATTATTTAATGTGGTGAAAGAATATAAAATGAAAGACCCTAAGCTCCGGAATAAAGTAGATACTAAAATGCCTGAAAATGAAACGGTAACTAATTATCGCCCTAAGATTTTAGATTGGAAGAAAAATGATTACGAAAATGCTGGAGCTTTACAATATGAAAAAGCAGTAGACACCGAATCTTCTGAGGAAGAAGGGCAGATTACCAAAGAACAATCTGGATACAGACCTGCAACAGGGTTTGAGAAAGGTCAAAAGGTAATGTGTAGTTCTTGTATTTTCTTTGAGGACGACGATGCCTGTCATATTGTAACGGGGTCAATAGAAGAAGATGGGTGGTGTAGGTTATTTAATTCAGAGAACTCGCCTAAACCCGCAGAGGATGAACTTGTTGAGGGCGAAGATATAGAAAAAGCTCGTGACTTAGAAGATTACTTTTCTAATAAGTACCCCATGCAATCCGACAAACTAAAGCGTAGACTTATACGTGAGGCTGTATTCCCTAGAGAGTGTGCTGGTTGTAAGGTTGGGGAATGGAAAGGTTCAGTAGTTCCGTTAGAATTGAACCATAAAGATGGTGACCACGGTAACAACTCTAAAGGCAACTTAGAATTACTATGTCCAAACTGTCATGCTCTAACTCCGCATTACAGGGTAAAGAAACCCGGCGCGAAATCAGCTATAGACTTGCATGGGGGTGCGCCAAAAGGAGACCCCCGCAGAGATAAATCACTAGGTAAAGAGTTACGGAAGTTTGAGGGTTACGACTCTGAGGAAGACGATCCAAAATTTACAGAAACAGAAGTAGACACGGAGGAATCTGATGTTGCTGCAAGGGAGCAAAAAGAATTTATGGATAAACTAAAAGGTACAACAGCTAAACATGTAGGCGACGATGACGATGACTCCGATGAAAAGAGTGGTGTATTAGTAGCCGACGCTGAATTTGGCCCTGAAATACGACTAAGTGATGACTTTGAAGACGGCTCTCCTATTCGTGAATTAATGAAATCGAATGCTACTTTTGATGAAATTGTTCGGGATATCTATAAAGAATAAAGGATTTAGGCAGTATAATAATATTATGAGGAAAACATGAGGGAGCAGTAATATGCCGGTAGCAAAATTTAGACCACAAGTATTATTGGGACTAGCAATTCTTGGTGCGATCACTATGATGGCGATCCATAAAGATTTAGAACCAGTGGCGACAGCGACAATTGGTGGGATTATCGCATTATCAATGAAGGTAATGGAAGGGGAT